ACTGGGCCGCCTCTTCGCTCGTGCCGTGGTAGAAGAGGCCCGGAATCGGGGAGTCCTTCGCCCACGCCTCAGCTTCGGCCTTGGGCATAGCTGGGCGCCTTCTTCCTCAGCTCGTCCACCGTGACGATCGAGCGGTCCTGCTTCACCAGGTCGCGCAGATTAATCTTGCCCTGGCGGAAGAGCTCGGCTCGGGCCGGGCCCAGAATCTCGTCCTGTTTCGCGGCCGGCTGCTGTTTTAGCCAGTCCTCATAGGTCGTCGACGACTTCACCGGCCCGCCGTCCGAGGAGCGCATACCCGGGTCCGGCGGCTCGATGCCCAGGCCCTTCCAGTCGATTTGCGCGACGACGACGGTGCGGCATCCGTAGTGATACGGCGGCAGGTCGCTCGAGTCGAGCTGCAGGACCGTGCCGTCCTTCGACATGCAGATGAACGTCGTATGCGAGTCGAGCACGGCGACGACCTCGAGGCCCTTCACGACGTCGGCGTTCTGCCGGTACGTCTCGACGTGGCCACGGTTCGCCACGAAGTTGATGGCCGTTCGGGCAATCGCCTCCGTCTCCCGGGTCGTGGTGCCCAGGACGCCGCTCGTGAACCCGCCGTGGCCGTTCGATCGGCCGCGCAGCCGGCGCACGATCTGGTCGAGCGTCTCGTTCTGCGCCATGCCGAGCTGGATCTGGCGGCGAGCTCGCCGGATTGTCGCGGCCTTCTGGGTGTCGGCCCAGCCCTTCAGCGTCTCACCCTGGAACGGCTGTGAGTCGAGGATCGACTTCATGAAGTTCACGCCGATCCGGCCGGTCGTGATGTCGACGCCGACCGAGCCGACGGCGCCGAGCAGCTGCTGGCCGGCCCAGTCGGCCTGCTGTGAGCCGATCTCCGCGAGGCGCTGGCGGAGCGTCTTGCGCACCTCCTCGAACGTCTGGCCGACGAGCGGCTCGATCTCGCCGAGCAGCTTCTCGAGGCGGAGCCGGCGATAGGCCTCGCGATCCGGCGCCGTGGGATCGAGCTTCGCGATCTGCGCGGCCAGATCATCGAACAGTGCCCGCAGGAGCGGCTGGACTTCGCGATTCAGGCCGTTCCCGAGACGCTGCAGCGCCACGAGGTTCTGGATCAGGCCGCCGATCGGGTCGTGCGGGCTCGCCATCTCAGGCTGCGCCCCCCGTGCCGCCCGAATCTTGGGCTGGCGGCGTCTGCTGAGCTGCCGCCTTCGCCAGCGCCGCGAGCGTCTGCAGGTCGCCCTCCTCGAGCTTGGTGCGCTCCAGCTCGGGGTCGAACGTCTCAGACAGGATCTCGCCCTGCACGAGCAGCTCCCAGAACGTGTCGAGCGACATCTTTGCCGGGACCAGCGCGGCCAGCGCTGTGATCATCTGGGCGTCGAGGCGGATGAGCTCGAAGTCGAGGTTGACCTTGACCTCGCCACCCGAATCGAGGCCCATCCACTTCGCGTGGTAGTAGAGGGCGAGCGTGAGACCCATCTGCAGGCTCTTCGCGGCCTTGGCGAGCTGGGAGTCCGACTCGGACTTGTCGATCCGCTTCGAGGTCGCTGTCTCGGCCGCTCGCGACTCGGAGTGCAGCATCGAGAGCCCGAGCAGCGCCATCCGATGCTCGGAGTCCTTCAGGCTCTCCCGCGTCTGCTCAAGGCCGGCGCCCTGGATCTCGACGTACGCCGCTGTCGCTTCCTTGGGGAGTGCCATCCCAACCGTCGGGCCGACGCTGAATCCCTTCACGTCGGAGTAGTCCACGCCGGTCGTGACGAAGATCGGGACGGACGCGACGTGCTCGACGTTGTCTCGGTCGGAGAGCTTCTGGAAGTGCCGGATGTTCTCGGTCGCGAGGTCGAGCAGGGGAGGCTCGGCGTCGAACGCCGCGACGCGGTTCGTGTAGACGGGCGCGAGCGGGATCTCGTCCATTTGGGGGCCGAGCAGCTCGGGCGCTCCATCCATCACCCACTGCCGCTTGCCCTTGTCACCCTCCTGGAGCTTCCAGGTCCTCCAACGGACCCGGCGAACCTCTGCTCCGCTTCCGTCCTCCGCCGGATGAGTCACCAGGTTGTAGGCGCGCACCCTGGGCACCTGAATCTCCTTGAACTCGTCGGCCGGATCCGTCTCGGTCGCGAATTCGCGCCAGCGGATGGCGGTCACGACGTCCTTGCCGTTGATGCGCTCGGTGCTGATGCCCAGCACGTCCTTGAACTCGACGGCGATCCAGTAGGGGCGCTGGTCCTGGTCACGCGTCGCGCCTTCCGGGATCGGCGGCTTGTCGACGAAGATGAGCGCCATCCCATCGGCCCATGCCTCGTCGAAGAGGTCCTGCGCGAACGTGGGGAGGTCGCGGCCGGCCATGTCGACGTCATCCATGTGGGCCACGATCTGCTTCGGCACGTTCTCCTCGAGCTTCGGGTCCTTGCGCATGACCATGCCCGAGAGCCCTCCGATCGTGCGCTTGAACCAGTTGAAGAGCACCGAAGAGTTCACACGGCGCCGATAGTGGGTTTCGTCCTCCTTGGGGAACCTCGGCAGGTAGGTCGACGCCTGCTCGCGCAGTCGCAGCGTGCCACCCAGCACGTCACGGCAGATCCGGATCGCCTCTTCGCGGTCCTTACGCCGAAGGCTCTGGCGCCCCGGGCCCTCATTCAGCCATTCCATCGTCCCCCTCCCATCCTCAAACCGTGTGCTGCGTGACCGAGGCGCTGCGCTTCGGCGCCGTCACCCGATACCTCGTCTCGTCGCCCGCGTGGTCCTCGGCGTTCGTGTCCACGTCGTCGATCTTGCGCGAGTCGCGGGGCAGGGTGGGCACCGTGCGAGCCCATTGCCTGCACGTGTCGAACGCCGCGAGCCAGGGCGCCTCCGGATCCAGCTTCGCCCGGGCCTTCATCATGTCGTGCATGCGCTTCCAGCCGCTGATCCTCGAGCCCGGCCGCTTGTCTGCCTCGGTGAACGAGACGCCGTGCTTCAGCATCGTGGACGCGATCGATGTCCCGTCCGTGTCGAGCTGGAAGATCTGCGAGTCGGCCGGCCCGGGCCGGACTCGCTCCCGGATCCCGAGCTGCTGCTCGCGCTCGACGATGCCGAGTGCGATCTCCTTGTCGCTCATGCGCAGCCCGACGTTCGGGGTGCGCTCGTCCCAGCCGTACCACTCGGCGATGCGCAGCGCAGATCCTCGTGGCCAGATCACGCCGTCCGGCCCGACCGTTCCATCCGGCTCGGCCCACCAGCCCACGGAGAACGGCTTCGACGAGCCCCAGTCGTACGAGCGATCGATGCGCCAGCTCTTCGGAATCGCGAGCGTGCCGTCGTCGTTGAGCCACGGGTTGATGAGATGCAGCGGCCGATCCCACACGTCGTCGAACATGCCGCCGGCGATCACGTCCCAATCGTCCGAGAGCCATGCCTCCCTCTGTGCGTTGGAGGTGGCTGACGCTTTGATGAACTCCGGGTAATCCGGCTGCGCGGAGAGGAGCGCACGATTCTCGCTCCAGTGCCCGCGGAGATTGACGCGCCTCAACCCGGTCTCGGAGCTTTCGACGACGACGCCTGGGGGCGCTGGATCGATGAAGTAGGCCTTCACGGCGTTGTGGCCGACGCCCCATGGATTCGCGGTCGCACGGACCCGTTTTGGTACACCGGGCATGGAGCTTATGCAACAGGCCTTCATCCGGTGGTAGCACTCGAGGTCCGGCCAGTTCGTGAGCTCCTCCCAACCGATCCAGGGCACTTCCCAGCCGTGGTAGTTCCAGTAGTCCTCTGGGTTGTCCATGTACCGGAAGAGCAGGGTCTCCCCGGTGGGCCAGCTCCACCGGTATTCGGCCTTGTTCCAGGTCGCGCCCGGGAAGATCTGTCGGAACCATTTGTTGCTCTTCCGGACCACGTCCTCGAGCTGCTGGTAGCTCTGCCGGAATAAGATCCCGAGCCAGGCCGCCCCATAACCGCGCCCGACGTCGCGAGCGAAGTCCATGAGGAGAGCGTCGGTCTTCCCGGGGCCACGCGTTCCTCGATAGAGACACTCGAAGACGGGGCATGTCAGAAAGAGCGCCTGCGAGCCTGGATGTGGGCGCCAGACGACATGAGTTGCTGGTTCGTGCTGACCTGCTGCGGCCTGGCCGGTCGACATGTGACTCACTCACCGACCCACCTGCTTCCCGAGCTCGGACTGCTGGTTCTGCGCCTCTCGTCCCCAGTTCCTCAGGTCGCCCTCGGCCGGCACCAGGAGCACGCCACCCTGGAAGTCCACGGTGTGCTTGTCCGCGATGCCGAGGTGCTTCCCGATCTCACGGAGCGCTCCAAGCTTGTCATGCGTCTTCAGCTCGAGCTTGATCTTCGTCTCGGTCGTACCATCGTCTCGCGTGTATCTCGTCGTCTCTGCCTTCACGGACGCCACCGCGGCAGCCTGTTCTTCGGTGAGGTCACGAGACGAAATGAACGTCGCGCTCTCTTCATCCCACTCGAAAAGGTCCCGCACGTTCGCGAAGCCGATTCTGGCAAGCTCTTCGAGCACTCTGTCGGCGGTGATCTCGACCCGCTTGGCGCGCTCGACCTTGGCCTTGGCGATCGCTGTAGCGATCTGAGGTTTCTTGAGGTTATCGGCACCGGTCCGGTATGCCGTGCGCTTGCTGTACCCGGCGCGAATCGCGGCCTGTGTGGCGTTGAGATCGACCAGATATTCCTGGACGAAGGCCTCTTGCTTCGGAGTGAGCTTCATCGAGCTCATCCGACCCTCCGGATCTCTTCCCGGAGCGCTGTCTCGATCGAGACATGGTCTGGGATATGGCGCACGGTGCCCTCCGCTGGGTGCACGATCAGTCGAGCGTTGCGCCGGCGACGTTTAGCGGGAGGCACCGCCCCACGGCGGTCGCCCAT